AGCGCTGCCGAAAGACGGATGGGCGTAGGTGGAGGTTTGACCCAGAAAAAAGCGGTAAAACGCAATAATCTTAAGGTCAAGAGAAAGGCTACTCGTGGCTAATGTCAATCTTTCCGTAGGCAGAGGTGAAAAGCTATCCGTTTCTAAGGGTGGCGGTCTGACTGCGAAAGGGCGTAGAAAATATAACAAAGCCACAGGATCAAAACTAAAAGCACCCCAAAAATCAGGCAGTCGGCATCGCTCATTTTGTGCCAGGTCTAAACATTGGAAGGGTGAAAGAGGAAAAGCTGCCAGAAGAAGATGGGGGTGCAGATGAAACCTGGACTTTACGCCAATATCCATAAAAAGCGTGAGCGTATCCGTAAAGGATCAAAAGAGAGAATGAGAACGCCAGGTTCAAAAGGCGCTCCCACTGATTCCGCATTTCGAAAAGCAAAGAGAACGGCAAAAAAGCGTGGCAGAAGATAGTCATTACAAATCTCTTTTAAAAGCGGTGTCTTGGCGTGTTACTGGTAGCCTTGACACCTTTTTTCTTTCTTGGATTATTACTGGCACTGCAACCCTTGCATTTAGCATAGCGTTTGTAGAACTGTTTACCAAAATAGCGCTCTATTGGATACATGAGCGCATCTGGCTTAGGATCAAACTATGAATCACTGGGTATTAGGCGAACCAGGCGCATCATGGCGCAGGGATGAGCTGTCCTTCAAAAGCATAAGTTCCAATATGTGCAAGCTGACACCAGGGAGCAGCGTGGACCTTACCATTACTCTTGCGCCAAATGTAGCAGAAGTGGTAATCCTCAGAAAGTAATCGACCAGTTTCAGGTTCAATAGAGGTAGCAAAGTATTCTTTGATCTCCTCACGGATTGTCATCTGACCATTCAAATCATTGACATCGTTAAAGTAAGAAGGCACTTTGTCTGCTAATTTTTCAAAGACCTCTTTCTTAATCATCATAAAACCAGTACCGCCATTAAAGATCTCTACGGGCTTGCCAACGGGTACAGTGACTTCTCCTTGGTAATCTACCAAATTCACCACAAAACTGCCTGTATAGCTCTTTAATTGATCCTGAGGTATTCCAGAATCCATTGCTTTCTTAACGCTATCCCAGTTAATTTCTTTTTTTGGATAAATACCGCAGATGATGTCCTCGTCTGATTCAAGCATAGCCATAATATCGCTAGGTCTAAACTTAATATCGCTATCAATAAACATCAAATGTGTGCAACCACTCTTTAAAAATCCATGAGTAAGCGCATTTCTTGCCCTGGTAATTAAACTCTCATTGAACATAAAGCTGTACTGAGCTTCAATTCCAGATCTCTGTAGCAGCATATTAAGTTCCATAATGGATTGCGTGTAATAGCCAGCGCACTGCCCGCCATACATAGGTGTTGCTACAAATAGTTTCTTAGTCATAAATATTCCCTAACATCGTGTAATAAAAGAGGATCAACAACACAGTTATCCCCATACCCAAAATTCTTTAATTGATGCACTGCAACAAACTCTGCTCTGGTGATTGCTCCCACCAGCTCTACTTGGTAATCATTGAGATACCTGGCAAATACTGCAAGATCTGCTTTGAAATGCGCTAAAGATCTAAACAGCAAATATCTTGCTCTGCTAGTCTTAACATCAATCTTGACACCTCGATACTCAAAGTCATAGCCTTGATCTGCACCTTGATGTAATTCCAGGTTTACTGGTGTGTCTATGATCTTGCCGACTGCCCATTCTCCTGCCATACCTTCTCTGGTAATGGCAAAGTCATCTCGCTTTTGATCTACCCGTTGCGTTTTTACTTGCCAATCTTGCTTGTATTTATGGCGTTCATGCGCTGCCCACGCTATTTCGTAGGTATCTAGTTCTGATAATCTAACAATCATGAGAACAAGAAATACCCAAAAAGCGTAACAATAACTAAACATACATACAGCACCTCAGATAAATGGCGCTTGCGATAGCCCTCAGGATCAAGAAAAGCCGTCTGCAAAAGAATGGCATCTGAATCCATCTCTGGTCTGCAATCCTTTTGGTAATACTTACCAATCTCTACTTTGCCGTTGTTATATGGTGTGTTCATCGTTATCCCCTTAAATAAGTGCCAGCTATCCAGGAAGTTGGCTGGCGCAACCCCTAACTACCTAGCTAATTGACGCTAGATTCCACCTGGACTTGTGAAAATTCTTCCATTGTTTCAATCATTACTGTTAATCCCCCACCCTTTTTTATTTCACAACGCTTGATCTCAATAAAATCAATGTTGAAATCATCATCAAATACTCCTGCATCTTGCAAACTATCCTCAATAATCTTCAGTAAATTAGATATATCCCGTTTGCGTTTATCAGGAGGATAAGCCCATACAATCAGCGCAATCTTGGCATTATTGAACTTTGGTGTTCGATACTCAGCCACATACTCTTGCACTGCGGTTTTATAGGCTTTAGCTTTTGCGTTTGGAAAGCGCCTACCCCTAGCGTTAATGTAAAGATGATTTACGCTTGGAGGGTAGGGTAGGTTCAAAACAACCATTAACAGCCAGGCGGTCCGAAAGGTCCATCAATGTTGGTATCCCAACAACAGATTTCTCCATCGGAAGTCTTGCTGCATTTTTCGTATGCAAAAGCATTGCTGATTAGCACCAAGCTAAAAAGGCACATCAGAATCTTTGACACGATTGACCTCCTTCGGATAAGTACCACCATTATCAGGTTTCCAATTATCTTCTGACAAGCTGATTAAGCTGCCTTTAGGTGTTTGTTTTGTCCATCCAGCAATCTTCAGGGTTTGACCTGCTTTGTAATCTTCAGATAACAATAGCGTGCCTTTCCAATCAGGTGATTTGTCGTGTTTCTTTTCGTTTTGAAATAACACCCCTTTGCCCATCTGAGCAATATGTCCATTAGCCATTGTTGATTTCCTTTCTAATAGCTTGTAGTCGTGATAAGAATTTCGCTGTTGTATTGCCATCAAATGTTTTTGTATAGACTTCATTAACTTCCCTGAATTTTTTGATCTTCTCGAACTTCTCCTCAGCCGTCATCTTGCTTGATTCATGGATCTTAGCGTGCATCTCTGCAAACCCTTCGATCCAATCTGCTTGACAGATATAGCGTGCATAAGGTTCTTCAGTGCCTGGCACATACATCGGTATAGCCATGTCAGGGATGTCATCGGGAATAGCGCTAAGATCAACGATATTAGGCACTACTGATCCCATGTCTTTTACTTCTCTAGGCTTGGAGGTCGGGCTTTCAAAGTTTTCGACTTCATCGGGTGAGTAGAAGCCAGTAACAGATCCTGGGAAAACTGATCTAATCCCCTCTGAAATACAACGGCTTCGTAGCATCGCTCTGGGGAACTTTTGCCATCCGCTTCCAGGTTTGACAAGACCGATTTTGGTAGCTTGCTCAATGGTCCATGTAACCGCAAGGTCACCCCCGTTGGGGTGTGAAAAAACTCCTGTAACTTTGTCATCTTTGTAATCCTTCCATTCGACTTTGCCACCTGCGTTTTGAAAGCGTGCCAGCATAGCGTCTGCTTTAAGAGCTGGTCTGCCCTGAATAATATGAAAATCCCGTGCTGCTGTAGCGGGATGTAACCCTTCTGCTTGTGCTACTGCCATCAGTGCTAAGACTGAGTTTTTATCCTTCATGCCAAACAAACCACTGGCAGCAATAGCGGTAGCCATCTGCTCCATCTCTGAGTATGCGACTAAATTGCTCATACGAAAATGTCCTTTAATGTGATTAAGGTATCAATAACACTGCTTAGTGTCATCACCCAAACTGCAATATCTAAGTTATTCATTTGACTAAGAACCTCCGAGAACCTGGCTGCTCAATAACAAACTTCTCATAAATATCGGGCATACCTTGTTTAAATAGATCTGCTGAAAACCGCTTAGATGACTTTGCTGACTTCCAAGTAACTAAGCTAGTGCCATCGACTGCTCTAATCTCCTCTGCTTGACCCATAAGATTACGGATCTGCACCTCTATATTTTCTTCAGCGCTCTCAAGATGTTTAATCTGATTCTTAATATCCCTAAGTTGAGCAACAGCCATTTCGACCTGCTGAGTAGCCACCAGCGCAGCACTATTGCTTTCGGGGTACATGATCTTGGTTTGCTCAATGGTTTCGGCTGGCGGGAGCGTTCCTGCTTGGCAAAACCCCCATACAGTAGCCATTTTCTTAATGAGATCATCTTTTTCAACATCCGTAATATTGAACTCAAAGGTGCAAAATTCCTGCCCTCCAAAAAGCACAGCCAGGACAATAGAGCTAACACCATGACAAGCAGCTTCGTGAACCAGTTGGGCGTAGTCAGCATCAGGAATCCGATTACTGTCAGTATCAAACTTCCCACGAACTCCAGCGTTGTAGTTTTTTGCTTCAACAAGCATAGAACCATCAGCACTGATGAAATCAAAATGACTACGAAACCATTGGTGCTTGGGATGAGTAATGCTGTAGTCTGCATCTTTTAACTCCTTCTTGAGCTTGTCCTGAGCTAGTCTGCCTATTAAGGGCTGCATGACATGACCCATTCTCACCGCTTCAATATGCGATAAATCAGGGATCTCCTTCTTGCCCTGCTTTTCTAATATGACATCGACCATCTTGCCATTAGCGACCTTACGACTGTCACCCGACCAGATAGCACTGTTACGCACTTGGGGAGCAAAATCTGCTTGATCGTTCATTATGAGATCTCCAATAGTGTTTTGAGGATCTCACGATAAGATTCAATCTTCTCATCTAGTTGATTGCACTCATCCCGCAATACTTCGCAAGTGTTTTTTTGATCTCTTAGATCGTCTTGGAGCTGGGCAATTAAATCGTCTTGCCTTGCTACTAGACTTTTGAGCTTGTCTAGCTCTGATACTTCCACCTTCTTAGGTCTGCCAGCTTTCTTAACTGGGAATGTTGGCACTGCTTTTTTTGTAGCCATGATGTTTTCCTTTGTAGTTAGGTTATCTACCGAATGGAATGGTAGAGAGATCATCCAATTCCTCGTCTGTCCATTTGAGGGATCGAATTGGGGTAAAGAATTGACCGACCACACCGCAGCCAGTTGAGATGGAATACTCTCTCTCAATTCTTGCAAAATAGAATTTGGGTTCTCCCGTTACGGGATCAGTGCGAGAGGTGCGTAGGCAATAGCCCGTCTGCTCCTCATAATGCTGGCAATCTTTACAAAGATTCATAGCAAATTGTCCTTTAATAAATAGTTAGGTTAGGTACTACATATAGAACATTACACCATTACAGCGATTAGTGCAATTTATTTATTAGGTGTTGTTTTCTCCTCAATCGGTTTGCTTGGATCATGCACTATTACATCCCCTTGGGCGTTGATGTAATACAGATCCCCTAGCTCTTTTGCTTTTATCAAATTACGGGTTTGTACCCTAGCGTTATTCTGCATCCACTTTGCTGCATCATCATCTGCTTTACTCATTTGTTACTCCTTTAAATAAAAAGCCCACCCCGTAGGGTAGGCTAAATACTGCTATCCAAAAATATCGTTAAATAAACTTATAGGCATTACTTCCACTTCCACCTTTCTGATCGTTACTTCAAATCCAGCTTTCTCAAGCTCTCGACATTTGTTTATTGCTTTGTCTTGATCTCGGTATTGATCGTAAAACTTGCCATTCTTGGTGACTGAATAGCGGTATTCCTTACGCCATTTATTTGACATTGTGTTTTGCTCCATAGTTAGGTTAAAGAACAGTAAATGATTTCTCACTTACATATACAGTATAACATATATAATCATAATAATCAATAGGTGTTTACCCTTAGTTAATTATTGATTGTTGCTTGTATTTAAAAAATATGATCTAATCCGATTAAGTTTGTTTTATAGGTGGTTTTAGGTCAGTTTTGCGATGGGGGCATCCATAACGATTTAAGACCATTCACCATTAAAACCACCTGCAAAGCAAACTACTACGGGGCTATTACCCAGCCCTCCTAAACATTGTGGTGATGGATAGGGATAAACGAGGTGGCTAGTATCTGTCAGACCCTTACAGGACCGCTCTGGCTTAGTTAAGCGCCAACCGATAAACGATAACCACTCTCTTTTTTGAGATCCCCGCCCTAAGCGGGTTAGGTGCTTACACGCTTGCATAATAGACCCCTTACCTAAAATATAGTAATACATTCATTTAAAGACGATTACAGGTTAAAAAGGGGGTGCTGTTAGGCTACCCCCTATTGATAGTGAGAAAACGCTTTATAGCGCCATTAAAACGATAATAAGCGGTATTACAGCAATACAGCACGCTATCAATATGATCTTATCCATTACAGTATCTTGATACATCAAAATAACCTCCCATTTTTAACAGTAGATTGCCAGGCATTAAACGATAATGGCGTTATGCCTTGTTTAGCGCTCCAGTAACAATAAGCGCTGTATTTATCCCTGGCGCTCATGCTAAACCCTCCCGTATATCCTTGTTAACTTGTTTGATCCAGGCATCATTCAGAATTGTTTGCTTTTCAATTTCAAGATCTAAG